TAGTGTCGGTACGTTTAATCTTTCAAACTGTCTGAGAACAGATAGATTAAAGTAACCAGTACCGCTCCCAGTACGAGCAAGTAGCACGTCAGGGAGAGACACAATATCGTTGCGAAAGCGAATGGACTTACGATCATCTCTGGATACTATGAGATCGATTTCGTCTGCAAAGACTAAAGAAAAATCGATACCATATTTATCTGCTTCTTCAATAAATCTTTCCCTTTCATACATCTCAGTGGTGAGACGATTACCAAGCATCCAGAGTTTCATCAGTACCTCTTGATGCCTTTAGTGCCTACTGGTGCAATGGATTCCATTGCCCAGCAAAGTAATAGAACAAAACCTAAAACAAAAAGGTGAGCTAACATTACTCATCTCCAATAAGAATCTCTTGTTTTAATATCATAATCTGCCAGTCTTCCGTAGATAAAATGCAACCGAACCTCTGGCCAATCATCATATTTCCCATCCCAATGAGATGGATACACCTTTATATATTTCGTTATCGGATGTAGTTTAACTTTACCACGATTTCCATTTGGAACCCACCTAAAGTTTATCCACTTTTTTTCGGAATCGTAACCATCATCATCTTCTCCAAGTTCAACAAAATTTGAAGTACCAGAGTAGTCAATAAGGTATAAGTATCCGTGAGGATCTAACCAGTATTGTGACATAGTGCCACCAATACCTTCCTCAATGTCTTTAGTTTGGCACTCTACATCAGTAAAATCTGGTCCAAGATCATAAGATGATCTAAAATAATCGAACATTCCCATTTGAACACCTCGATTGATTCAATCCTTTTTCTTTTCTTGTAAAGTTTCTAATGTATCAAGTATCCCGTCAAATGACTGAATATTATCGATACGACAAATAATTTCCGAGATTGCATTGCACACAACTGGACGTTCTTGTCTTGCTGCATATGCTAGAGCATTGCGAAGATTTGATTCTGCTTCTTTAAGAGATTCTTCAACTGATTTAGAAAGAGCCATTATTTACGTTTAAAAGTTTTTCTCAACTGCATTATAGCATGATTTCTATCTCTTTGCTCAAGTCTTCTTTCACTGACAGATAAAACTGTAACGCTTTTACCTCTGATAGCAGCAATCTTTTTCATGATTTTCTTTACTGTAGGTTTAACAACCTTCAATAAAACATCAGCAAGCGGTTTTGCCATAAGTGCTGATGCTGTAGCGACGACAGCAATACCACCAGTAGTCATGACAGCACCAGGAGAAGGAAGACCAGCAATAATCTGCTCTGGAATAGGCACCTTCTCAGTGATCTGGATACACTCATTCCCAATCAACTCATATCCAGTTACCTTCTTTCGGAATCCTTCAATATATGTTCCAATAGGTTCCTTTGCCTGTTGTGATGCTGTAGGGCATTGAATAGTAGCTGTTGCTGGAGGTGCTGCTGCTGGAATAGCATCTATGATTTCAGGATCAGGTTTATTAGGTTGACGAGTATCAACCTTTGGTCTTGGTGTTGGTAGTGCTTGATTTGGCTCAAAGTTAATAGGATTAAATGATGGCACCTGACCATCACAAAAAGTCATGTTACCTCTTGGATCAACTTCCTTAAGGTCTTGCGTTTCTCTTGTTTCTACACAACCAGGAATATTTACAACTGGAAACCCAATGTTAACAGTTACTGGAGGTGCATATGGTAAAGATTGTGATGTATTCAATATCCAATCAGGGATAGTTGTAGAAATATCCCGTATATTCACTCCTTGAGTGTTGATTGGTTTGATTTGAAAAACATCATCAATCATCTTTGAATAAGTCTACAAAAAATTTACTTACACCACACCAGATATGATAAAAGAAAACATAGAGTGCAAAGGTGTTAGTAGCATCTCTCTGCACTCTTTTTTTATGAGTTGATGAAGACATAATTTTGATTCAAAAACTTAATGACTATTTAACAAAACTAAAGCAGTATCAGAATCCTGGAATGTTAGGAAGTGCTGGCTTACTTCCAGAAACTGGACCAGTCATTGTTGGCATCTTTGGCATTGCACCAGAGATCATTCCAGGAAGAGCATCAGTAACTGCATCGGTAACTGCTTTAGTTACTTTCTCTTTAGCATCTTCAACGAGAGCATCCTTGTTGAGATAAAGATATGCGCCACCACCTACCACAGTAGCAGATACACCAAAAGATAATAATGCAAGTAAGTTGATTAGTTTTTGCATTTTAGTTCTCTAGTTTTTTTAATAGATCATCTACATCACGTAGTTCAGAATAATACTTACAAGGATATTCCATGGAAATAGGATCATCATACACAATCATGTCAGTACGACAATATCCATTACCTATTTCCATGTGACCAATGATAAAAAGAGTCATTAACATCATGGTTCTATACCGTTGGCATTATTGGGGGTTCTCCACCCTTCTTGTCTGGAGCAACTCCTGTGATTTGAAGAGGTGCCTGTTCAATACGAATTGTTTGAGCAGGGGCAGTTTGTGCTGCAGCGGCAATCAGTTTCTCAAGATCTGCTTTAGACACGCCACCACCAGCACCACCCATCTTCATTGTACCATCACCTGACTTCTTCGCAGTCTGAACTCCAAAGGTAGCTAAGACTCCAGTGAAGACCGATGCAATGAAAGTAGGATCGAGTTTCTGTTCAGGAATACCAAGAGCAGGTGGTAACTTAATATATGCAAGAGTCAGAATACCACCAGACCAAATAAGAATACCAAGACGAACCATTGTACTGATTGCTTCCATCTGACCTTCATGGTCATCAGCAGCTGCTTTCAGTTTACCAAGAAGACCTTTCTTTTTCTCTTCTTGTTTTACCTCCTCCTTAGGAGTTTCTTTTATTTCATCCGCCATCGTCGGAATGCAGGGGCATTGCTATTTATTCTACAAGAGTCCCATGAGCACGTCTGATCTCTCTAAGTTCTTCAAAGTCCTTTTGCTTGGTTCCACCATCATATGCCCAAGCATAACCCTCTTCAATCATTTGTTCGTTAAGGGACACTTCTGCATCTCCAATGTAGAGCCACCCGAGAAGACGCCCATACTTTCCAACCCCGCCAACAAGCTCAGTACGAATAACGAGATCATCGTCCCCTTCAATAGCGCCCTTAAGTCTTTCTTCCAACCAGTGAGTAGCGTCATAACCTAATGCTTTCTCTTCTTCATCTTTAGTACGTTTCTCTGGAGTATCTACTCCAGCAACTCTAACTCTTTCTTTTTTATATAGATCAAATCCTAGATCAATGGTGACATCAATTGTGTCACCATCAAGGACTCTGTTGATCTCTACTACTCGGAAGTTGTAACATGACTTCCTGCTTGGGGGTATCATTGCTCCCATTTTTGATCTCCTTTACTTCGGGTGAGATTACAATGCCAGCTATGGTGGTGATTGAAGCAATCACTGCACCAGCGCCAGCAATCCACTTTTCATTTTTGCGGATTCTTCCACGGAGTTCAGAGTCAAGTTCTTTTACTCTGGTTTCCAACTTATCTATATGAGCATAAAGTCGGTCCAAATCATCACCCTTAGGGCAATCATCCAACTGCTGTTGAATGCCAATCATTTTTTCACGGTAACTACCAAACTTTGCTTCTAAGTAAGCAATGCGAGAATCCTGTTCATTATCCTTTTGATCGATTCTCTCAGGCATTACTTCTTCTTGCCTCCGTTCTTAGCTTTCTTCGCTGTTGCGTTGCCCTGGTTCTGCTTCTTGTTGTTTGCAGTGCCCTTCTTGCCCTTGTTTGCGGACTTGGACATCTTCTTGTAGCTCCTTAAATGCGAGGCGTAGAATATATATCACACAATAGAGCGTAAATGCTAACCCACATCCTAGGAGAATAATGACTGACCAAACTGGGTCATTCGTGTTCTGATTCGTTGTCAGTAGATGATTCATCATCTTCTCCATACCAGAAGTCTTTCCAGTCTTCTTCGGTTACATCGTAGTTAATATTTTTATCTGGAATACTCATTTAGAATGTCCAAAACTTTGTTTAGAGCTTCATGAGCACCATCATGCCAACCAGCATTCTTGTGTTTATATTCTCCATTATACA